GGGCAAGGTAATAGTGCAATTGCTATCGGAGCAGGTGCCGGTTATGGCAATCAAGGTACTGGGGCAATTGCTATTGGTGCAAATGCCGGTTTTGGAGGGCAAACAGCTGGTAGCCTTGTTATTGATGCTTCGTCATCTAACATAAAAGGATCCAATGTTGGTACATATATTGCACCAATTCGTGCAGATGCTACCACTAGTGCAACAACCTGGGCAATTTACTATAATCCAGTCAGCAAAGAATTAACCACTGCAACATCATTTTCAACATCAACATTGGTAACCACGGCTGTTAATTTAGCGGGTGGCACAACTGGTCAACTAGTTTATCAATCAGGTGCCGGTGCAACTGGTTTTGCAGGTCCGGGTACAGCAGGACAGATTCTAGTCAGTGCTGGTGCTGCTGCTCCGGTATACACTTCAACCGGTAGTATCTATGTAAACAGCGCCGTATACGCAGAAGAATTACGCGGCGGTACAGCCGGTCAACTAGTTTATCAAAGTGCTGCTAATACTACTGATTATGTAGGTCCGGGTACAGCAGGTCAAATACTAGTCAGTGCCGGCGCTGCTGCTCCGGTATACACAAGTACTGGTTCAATTTATGTAGGTAATGCTGCTGTAGCCAATATCTTAAATGCAGGTAATACTGCTACACAACAGGTTGGATTTGCGGCTAATGATCTAGGAGGCGCTGCAGGTAGCCTACGTTATCAATCAGGTGCTAATGCCAGTACATTCTTATCAATTGGCAGTGCTAGTTCTATATTAGTTAGTAATGGTTCTGTTCCTAGTTGGTCCACTACTCCGACAATTGGCGGTGATCTTACCATTACTGGCAACCTAACTGTACAAGGTACAACCACAGCAGTTAATTCCACAGTAACCAATGTGTCCGATCCTATTATTACCCTAGGCGGCGGTGCTGGTGGTACTGCTCCTGCCAGCAATGATGGCAAGGATCGCGGTATTGCATTCCAGTGGCATAATGGAACCACAGCCAAAATTGGTTTCTTTGGTTACAAAAACAGCACAGGCAAGTTTACATTTATTCCAGACAGCACCAATGCTAATGAAGTTGTTAGCGGAACTAAAGGTGCTATTGACGCCAATTTAGCAGGTGGGACCGCAGGTCAACTGCATTATCAAAGTGCTGTAGACACAACTGCATTTGTTGGTCCAGGTACAGCAGGTCAAATACTGGTCAGTGCCGGTACTGCTGCTCCTGTATATACCAATACTGGTAGTATCTATGTCAACAGTGCAGTTAATGCTAATAATATAATTGGTGGTTCTACCAACCAAATTCATTATCAAACAGGTGCCGGTGCAACTGGTTTTGTAACAGCACCTTCTACTGCTAGTACATATCTAGGGTGGAACGGTAGTAGTTATATTTGGTCAGCCACTACTGGACCTCAAGGAGCCACAGGCACTCAGGGACCCACAGGCCCACAAGGCACAACCGGTGCTCAAGGTACTACCGGTACTCAAGGAGCCACAGGTGCCCAAGGAGCCACAGGTGCCCAAGGTACTACTGGTACAACAGGTAATACAGGTGCCCAAGGTATTACTGGTACAACAGGTAATACAGGTGCCCAAGGTATTACTGGTACAACAGGTAATACAGGTGCCCAAGGTACTACTGGTACACAAGGTACTACTGGTACAACAGGTGCCCAAGGTACAACAGGTCAAGCAGGCACAGTATCATCCAGTTCATCGGGGTATGTAGCATACTATACCGCAGCCGGAACAACTGTTGGCGGTGCCGCTGGTTTAACAGTATCAGCAGGAACCACGGGTGCAACGGTTACTGTAAATAGTACATTAAATGCAACTGGCGAAATTACAGCTTATTCGTCGGATAACAGATTAAAAACCAATGTTAAATCTATTGACAATGCTGTGGAGAAGGTGTTAAAATTAAAGGGTATTACATATACATGGAATGAATTAGCTAATCAATTAGTCGGATACGATACTTCTAAACGAGTTGCCGGTTTATTTGCCCAGGATGTAGAATCTGTTTTACCTGAAGCTGTTAAATTAGCTCCATTTGATACAGATGAAAATGAAAATAGCAAATCAGGAGAGAATTACCTAACTATTCAATACGAAAAATTAATTCCGTTACTAGTAGAGGCCATTAAAGACCAACAGCAGCAAATTAGTGAACTGCGTGATCTTGTAAATACATTATCTAAAAAATAAATGTATAATAGGAAATAATCATGGCAATCTTACCAGCAACAGGATCGGCAATAACAATGGGAAGAGTATATACCTCGTATTCTAATATTACTCCCACTGCTGGTAGCAATATTCGATTAAGTGCTACTCTTGGTGCAAATTATGGCGGTAAAGCAGCAACTGTTCAAATTAGTTTTTCAAGTACGTTTGGTGGTAAGACCACACCTTATACATATTAAAAGTTAATTACATGAAAAAACAAGATATAGATCAAATCCTAGAGATGGCCGCATCTGGCCCTAGCCGTTGGGAACTAGACAATATTACGTGGCATGATCGCCATAGCAATCCCAAAACTCTATTAAATTTCCTTAATAGAATTAAACTGTTAGCCGACGATAAAAATTCAACTTCTGCCGAACAACAAGAACTTGAAATATTATTGGATCTTGCCAGCGAAATGGAACAGGATGAATGCGAAGAATTACTCAGCAACAATGAAAAAGTTGTTCGTCAACACTTTATAGAGAATCTTGCTAGACAAAGTGCTTTAGAAGTGCTGTGTAATGACAAAGTCAGTATAGAAACCATGCATACTACCTGTAAACTTAGTCCTGGAGATTTTATTATCACTGCTAAACGTACACAAGACTTAATCAATTCTATTAGAGAGTTGGTAATACAAGGAGAGATCCTAAGCAGAGATGTGGCGGGTGCATGAAAAAGAGTGTATTTGATAGCAGTAAATGGACTATTAAAAAAAGCAAATTAGCCATACTAATTCCTACTAGAGATTTCCTTCACAGTGCCCATGCACAGTGTTTAACTGAAATAGTAAAACTCAACACCATGAATGGGCTAGATACTCAGGTTATTATGGATGCCAGTACTATTTTACTTACACAGAGAGAGCGTCTTGCTACATTTGGCAGAGATACTGGAGCAGAATATCTATTGTGGTTAGATAGCGATATTGTTGCACCGGCAACTACCGCACTAAGACTTCTTGCACATAAAGAGCCTATTGTAGCCGCTAATTATATCAGACGACAATTGCCTGCTAAAGGTGTTGCCTATGAAACTATCGGAGATTGGGAAAATCCGCTTCCTTTTGAGGCCAGAGATGAATTAGTTACAGTCGAGGGAGTAGGCATGGGCTGTATTTTGATGCGGGCGGACATTTTTGATACTATTCCTAAACCGTGGTTTGAATTTGGTTGGAGTCCCGAAAGCAATGATCATTTAGGCGAAGATATGATACTTTGTCAAAAGATGGCGCAGGCTGGATATACAGTCAAGATCGATACAAATCTCAGTATGGAACTGCGTCATTTAGGAACATGGGCATTTGGTCCGGATTTAATTAATTAAATTAGATCAAGTATAACTTCTAATTTGGCTCGAATAGTTTTACTGGCAAAACTGTTTTTAACACCTTGATGTAACGGACGGGGCCACATGCCGTAATTGCACCATGCATAGCCTTCGTGTTCGTCGTTTAGACTAGGGATAAATTCTCGATCTATTAACAACACGTAGGTATTATATTGAAAATTTTGATCGTTACTGGTATATAGTTCCAGTGGTACAATTTTTCTTATAATAGGAGTTCGTCCTACTTCTTCTTGAATTTCTCTCATTAGTGCATCCACGGGTGTGAGATCACTGGGCTCTTTTTTACCACCTACAATTCCCCAAGTTCCGGCAGTTTTTCTATGATTTCTCAGCAAAAATAACAGTCTATGAGTGTCTTTTGCTAGAAATAATCCACCACTACAAACAACCTGGTTCACAGTACTAGCCGCCACAACGCTTTGTCGTATACTCCTTCAAAGCTCTTACTCCAATTGCTATTACTACATTTGTACTGAACTCCGGTATATGAATTGGTTATGTAAATTATATCGGTAGCGTTAGAAGAATCAAAAACTGTTGTCCATTCAATGCCATCCCACTCTATGATATCGTTGGCATGCAATTGGGGATCTGATCCGTTGCTATTTTTCCAGGCATCTGGGCCATCATATCCGGGATCGCCATAATGACTGTTAATATTAACATCTTCTAGTATAAGATATCTTGTACCTGCCACACACCCGGAGGGATTAAATGTTTCTGGATTCACTATGGCATCTATAGTTCCTCTTCCACCAATAACAGTGTTGGTGGGGATAGTATCGGGGTCGATGCTCAACAACATTTTACGCTCATCTACCGGATCTAGACTTATATAGGCCACTACTTCTGTACCGTCATCTTTCTTTAATCTAAGTTGACTAAGACTGGCACGGAAACTGCCTGGATATCGATCCAACACGGTTCTCCAGGAATTTTGATAAGCAGGTACTGTAATATCTAAAATATCAGTTTGCCCATTACGAGAAATCAGTGTGGCGGAATTGTTTAACACCAGTAGATCGTAATCGCCCGGTGTGACTACAACATTGGTCAGTGTATCTCCCAACGATGCCAGTACCGCATCGGCATTGCTGAGATCATCTCTAATAACTCCCTGATCTGTACTGAATGCTGTGGTGATAATTTTAGTAATAATACCCAACTTCTTGACTTTGACCGGCGGTGTGATCCATACATGAGTATCAAACACCATGTTTAATATGTCAATGTCCTGTTCTAAACCTTGGGGTACACTACGACTTGTGAATACTTGACTTTTAAGAGTCAACACACTGATACTAGTCCAGTCAATATAGTTGTCAGTGGTCTGCAATTCTAAACTGGGGTTGAACAGCACAGAGATCTGTTCCCATAACTGTAGTTTTTGATCGGTATTGGTAGTCCAAATATCAGCAGCAAAGTCGGCTAGATACGGCACAGGCATCATACGCTCCACAGTATAATTACTGCCTTGTGTGTTGAGATATTGATTACCGGCAGCATCTACTGCACGTTCCCTGATATTAACTGCACTAACAAATGTAGGTTCTTGCATCCTAGCACGATCATATTGCAAATCCTTAATATAACAAGCAATAAATGGCGCACTGGGAATGGTATTCTCAGTGTTTTTCTTTAACAAACTGGAAACTTGTCGATTCATATCACCATATCTTACTGGGACACGAGTCAATCTCCCGCGAGCATCCTTTACACTGAAGTTGCTCATTATACGCATAAATTGTGTCAGGTATCTTTTTACCTGACCATCATAAAACCAATCACTCATGTTAGTTGTCTGCCTTGGGTCTCAATGCTTTACTTAATGCTTGTCTTTCAATCACAACCTCGCCATTGATAGTGGCTGTGTTGGTATTGTTAATAAATGACATTTTTTGTGTTTGGCGTACTTGATGCCCGGCATATGTGCCACTGGCGGCATCTTGATTGCCTACATTAGTTAGTGTCATGCGTACATTGTCTTCAAATTTGATCCAATGTCTACCATCATATCTATATAATCTGTTAGGCAAATAGTCTGTACGAAGGAAAAATTGTCCCAATGTAGGAGTCCCAGGAAATGAAATACCAAATCCATAGGCCGCACCGTTGGGAGGAGTACCATCGCCTTGTAGATAACCTAAATAATAATTGGTGTTGGGTGTTTGCAACACAACACTGGCATCTAATATTGATAATTCAGCACTGGCATCGGCATACTCTATGCTGGCATCACCAGTATTTTCTCTGTCATTTTCTCTGGTAGGAATAACATATAAATTTTTAGTATCAAATCCGCTAGCCGGTGCGTCTTTTTCTGCTTCGGCAATGATTTGATCATTGATTTCTATGCTACGTTGATATGTACTGAGTAGATCTCTCAGTGTACTACCGTTGCCCGCCCCGGCATCACTGTCTAAAATTTCCTTAAACTCTTGACTATCTATCAATGGAACGCATTTAGCACGAAGCAAATGTGGATACCAAGTTTGACTAAATCCCGCAGCAGGACGACTAACATCTTGTATGACATAAAATCTTTTCAATGCCACTACACTGTCATCCAGCGCATATTCATCTTTAAGGTGAGGTAATTCTATTACATCCCCTGGCATGACTTTGCGTTGAATAGCATCCACAGTGCTGCGCAGATGAAAATGAATCATAATATTATCATTCTGCAGGAACAGTCCAAACTGGCTGAGGTTAAAATCTAAATCCTGCATGGTATAGATACATCGCATGACATACACATCTGGGTCATAACGTCGATCTCTATTTTCCATGAAAATTAGATCTTGTATACCTAATTCTGGGATAGAATTGGTATTTACAGGAACCGCTGGAGTGCTTTCTCCCTCTGCAGGATCAACTGGGCCTAGGTATTTGTGTAGGTAAACATCAGTTCCGCCCACTTGAAATTCTTCATTGATAATGCGATCTAGAAATCGAAAATCTTTTCCTTTCTCTGGACGGTATAAACTTAAACGTGGAATTTTAGTTCTCCTTGATCTTATATTTATCGATATAAATACTCACATGAGCGACACAATAACTGAAAGACAACAGGTCATAGAATATATCCAAAGCATGCTGGGCGGCAGCATGGTCGATGTGGAACTAGAACCCAAAGACTATAATATTGCTATAGATCGAGCCCTGGCTAAATTTCGTCAGCGCAGCAGCAACAGCGTAGAAGAAAGTTTTGGATTTATCACAACCATAACCGATACCAACGATTATATCATGCCCAAAGAAGTGATGAACGTTCGCCAGTTATTTCGTCGCAGTATAGGCAGTAGAACAGGCGGTGGTGATGGAGGTAGTTTATTTGAACCATTTAACTTGGCTTATTCCAACACTTATTTGTTGACCTCCACACATATGGGCGGATTGGCTACCTATTATGCCTTTGCCAGTTATCAAAAACAAGTGGGCAAAATGTTTGGTAGTGATATCAACTTTACCTTTAATGCTACAACCAAACTGCTGACCCTAATGCAGCGCCCGCGCAACGAAGAAGAGTTGTTGGTATGGATGTATAATCATCGCCCAGATTTTAATCTATTACAAGATCCGTATGCAGGCCAGTGGTTAAAAGATTATAGTTTGGCCACTTGCAAACTCATGTTAGGTGAGGCACGAGAAAAATTTGCCAGTATTGCCAGTCCGCAAGGCAGCACACAGTTAAACGGTGCTGCTCTCAAAGGTGAAGGCAAGGCCGAAATTGAAGTATTAGAACAAGATTTAATCAATTACAAGACCGGGGACACACCACTTACCTTTGTGATTGGCTAAATTGAGATTGATTTTTTAACTGATCTGTAATATACTATTGCTATCTAACGGAGATTGCATATGATCGTAGGATTTGTGGGCTTTATATCAGCTGGCAAGGACACAGCAGCAGACTATTTGGTAAATTACCATGAATTTAGACGAGATAGTTTTGCCAGCACACTGAAAGATGCAGTGGCAGCAGTATTTGGTTGGGATAGAACACTGCTAGAAGGCCGAACCAAAGAAGCTCGGGCATGGAGAGAACAGGTCGACACATGGTGGGCTGCTCGATTGAATATCCCCCATCTTACTCCTAGGTGGGTGCTACAATACTGGGGCACAGAAGTTCTACGCGGCGCATTTCACG